CCTCCTTTTCATCCAGTGTAGCAGACCCCCGCGCCGGATTCACCCCACGCGCAGCGCAACTTCCGCTTGCCATTCCCTCCCGCCGGTGCTATACTGGTTCCATCAAATACAAGGAGGCTTCCCCATGCTCGACGAAAAAGATATTGAGAAAATCCAATCCATGATCGACCAGGCCAAAGACGACATGCTCAAGCAGTCCGCAGCCAACACCCGCGTCATCATCGAGAGCAGCGTCATGAAAAAGCTGGACCTCCTGATCGAAGGCCAGCAGTCTCTTCTCGAGACCCTTGCGCCGAAGAGCCGCGTCGAAGAACTCGAAGAAGAGGTCTCCTTCCTCAAATCCGTCGTTCACCTGCACAGCCAGCGCCTCGCGGAGCTGGAAAAAGCGCAGTAACTCCAAAACCGAAGGCCGGGGCATCTGCCCCGGCCTTCTTTCTTTACTTGTCCTTCTTCTCCTTTGCAGCGTCCTTCACCCAGTCGTCGATATCCTTGGATTTCTCCTTCCGGTTGAATCCCAGCGCCGCGTAGATCTCGAGCAGCTTCTGTTTGAGCTTTCTCCGCTCCTCTGGCGTCGCGGCAAGATACTGCTCCTTGTACGCCGTCGTGATCTGTCTGCTGAGATCCTTCGCCTCCTTCCCGTGCTCGAGGTATTCCCTCGCCGCCTCCTTGACGTCGCCGCCAGCCTCGATCGCGTTCAGGAAATCGTCGTACATCTTGTAGTCCTTGTCGTCCGCCTTCCGGATCCACTCGCGGTACTTCCAGTACGCGTCGTCCTCGTCCTTTGCCCAGTCGTTGGCGACCATCCGCTGGATGGCCTTCTCCTGCGTGACCGTCCCGGCGACTGCCGCGTCGCGCAGTTCGTCCCGGTTGTGGTTGTCCTCGGCCTCCGCGAGGTACTTCTTCATGAAGTCGATCTTGCCCTGCTCGTCGAGCTTGTCCATCTCCTTCTGCTGGTCCTCGTTGGCGAACACCTGATAGAAATACGCCGTCTTTGCCGTGTCGCTGATGCTGTAGCTTTTCAGCAGCATCTTCTTGTCGTATTCCTTCTCGACGTTCTTGATCGCCTGCACGAACGTGTAGGTCTTCCTCTGGTCCTCTCCGCCCTCCGTGATCGCCTGATAGGCTTTCGTCTCCTTGACGGACAAAGACTTGAACCCATTTTCGATCCAGTCCTGCGCCTCCTGCGTCGCCGTTCTGCCGAACAGCACGCCCTGCGCCAGCTTCAGCGGCACATCGCCCGGCCGGTCTGTGTACGTCGGATACTGCAGCTGCTGCTCGCCCTCGTTGTTGAGCTTGTATTTGCCGCCGTTCACCACGGACATGATACCCTGCAGGCTCTTGCGTATTTGCCCGCCGCCCATCGGCAGCGCCGCATACGACAGCGGCTTCGAAAGCTCGTCTACCAGCACCTGCGCTTTCTTCTTCGTCGCCATGTCCTCTTTGCTCGACAGCAGCGCCTTGTTGACCTTCTCCATATCCGGGAACGCCGAGATGACCGCAATGCGGTTGCCCTGCAGGTCAAGACCTATCGCCTCGTCCAGCCCCGTCATTGCCAGCAGCTGCGTGTTCGGCATCTCGTCGACCACGCGGCTCGCAAAGCCCTTCCATACTTCCTCCGGCGTCTTCTTCTCCGTCGTATAATCCCAGTTCTTCGGGTTCACGCCGTACTCGGCCATCGCCTGCCACGTGTTCGGCACCTTGTACCCCGACACGTCGCCGACCGTATCGTTCAGCATGTCCAGCGGGTCCAGCGCCGGCCGCCTGCCAAGGATTGCTTCTGCCGCCTCATTATAGAGCCATGCGCCGATTGCGAATTTCAGCAGCGCCTTCACCAGAGCCAGAACGCCCTTCTTCCGTTCCTGCGGGCGCATGTCCTTGAAGATCCAACTCAATTCGTTGTTGACCTCCAGCTGGAACTGCGTGAACATCTTCACGATAGGGCTGCGCACCGTGTACATGAGCGGCGTCGCACCCTTGTTGCGGTCTGCCATGATGCCGGACGCGAACTGGTCGGCTTCCTCCAGCGCGCTCTGCTGCGACATGCCGCGCTGCATGTTTTCGATCACCCGTGCCCGGACGATGGACCCCGTCGTAAATCCATCGATCTTCTCCATCACCCAGCCCGCGATCTCAGACGCCTTATCCATGCTTGACTGTGAAAGTCCGTGATACCCGCTCCGGTTGTTGATGAAGACCGACTGCTGGTCCAGCCCGTCCGCCTGCACGTAGTTCGCCAGCGTGTACCACATGCCCTTCATCATATTGACTGTGCTCGTCTGCGCCCACGCCTGCGTCAGTGGGATGAAGTTTGTGACCGCCGAGCCGATATTCGCCGCGACCATGTTCGCGCCCACGCGCTGCTGAGCCTTCCGCATGAAGTTATAGATTTTCTGCGGGATGATCTCTTCCAGCTTCCTGTCAAGATCCGTGCGTTTCCCGGCCAGCACATTCGTGTACTGTGTCAGCCATGCCGCCATGTGCGACATTCGCGTCCGCCCATTCTTCGAAAGCTCATCGATCAGCTGCTGCTTCTGGTCCGGGTCAAGCGCGTCATTTGCCTTGATCGCGTCCATCTGCCGCCGGATGCCTTCGTCGCTCGCGCGGTAGCGGATCTGCGTCTCCAGTGCCCGCATGCGCTGCACATCCTCCGTGTGGAAGATCACGTCGCTCGCCGTATCCAGATACAGATCAAGTCCCTTGATCGCATTGTACGCCGTCGCGTAGCCCAGCCGTTCGTTGGCATTCTTGAAATACCGGATGCCCGGCCGGAATCTGGACGTCAGCCCGTTGATCGTCGTCGGCAGCGGTGAGATCGTCCCGGTGAAGCCCAGCTCCCGCCCAAACCGCGCAAGGATGCTCTCCTCATTTTCCGTGAAGTGCGGGAAGTAGCCGCGCCGGTAGGAGACCGGGTCATAGCCGAACTGCACGCGCACCTGGTTTATCATGTCGAGCAGCTCATCATAGATCTTATGGAACTCCGTGATCGCCTTGTCGATCTTTGCGAAGTCCATGTTCGGGTTATCCGCTTTCAGCTTCTGGATGACAGCCAGCCATTCTTCATAGGTCTTGCCGTCCTTCTTCGCCTCCGCGTCCTGCCCCTTCAGCATCTCCGCGTTCTCCTGTGCCTCGCCCAGCAGCTGCACGGCGTAAGCCTCGGAGTCTGCGTTCCCTCTCATTACCTTCTCGCTGATATCCAGCTTCTTGACCCGCTCCTGAATTTCAAGAATGAAGTTCTTCCGGTCGCTCTCGTTCTGCTTGATCTTGTAGATGTACTTGTTGCTGAACTCCTTCGCCAGCACATCGCCGCCCGGGATCTTCCGCATCACGTCCGCGAAGTTTCGTTCCGGCGTCTCCGTGTTGTAGCCCCAGCCGGACCCCTTGTCGGCCCACTGGTCAAACTTCGCTGCGTCCAGATCCGCGTCCACCTCGTCAAGCATCCGCTGCTTGTTCTGCATGCGCCATGCCCGCAGCGTCAGCATCCGCGCGTCATACGCCGCTTTCGCCTCATAGACGTCCAGAATGCCCTTGCTGTTTTTCATCTTCCGCACGGCTTCCTCGCTGATATCTCCGCGCAGCAGCGCGCCGACGATCTTCTTGTCTTCCGCCGTCAGCAGGTTCTTGTTCATAACATACTGCACACGCCCACGGAGTTTCTTGACCTCCTTGCTGAGTTCCAACGCTTCTTCTGCCGACTGCGGGATCGCCAGCCCCAGCAGGTCCTTCGCCTTCTTCTGCCGGTCGAGATACCGCTGCGTGACCCGCAGATCTGCGGCAAATTCCTTGACCGCATTCCTTGCGTCATTTTTCGCCCAGTCCAGCCGCGCATTCGTCGCTCTTGCCTCGAACACATTCTGCTTGACCTTGCTGACCTCTGCCGCGTCCACGCCCTTGTAGCCCTCGATCCATTCGCGCGTCTGCCGGATCCCTTCGGCGACCTTATAGATCTGCATGATCTGTGCGCCCGCCGTTTTGTTGCTCTCCGGGAACAACTGCGGCGCCTTCTTGTGGAGCGTCCAGTAAACGTCACGCACCGGCATCCCGTCGTCCCTGATTTGCAGGCTCTTCGCCGCCTGCTGCCGGAACTGATTCCAGTATCGGATATCCTCTTTGTCCTGCGCCGGAATGGAGATCTTCTGATTCTCGATGAATTTCAGGACTCCCTTGTACTCCTCATAGTACGACCGGTTTTCCTCCATGCTGATCTCCGCCGCCGCGTCGACCAAATCGCCCACCAGCTTATTGTCCAGCTCGCCGGTCTGCAAAAACTTCCGCACGATCTGTTCCGTGAACGGCTGCAGCGTCTCCCGCTTCGCCTCCGGCGAAACGCCGAAGCTCCCCGCGATCTTCGTCAGCAGGAAGTTTTCCGCCTGCCTGGTGTACTGCGCCGCCTTCTCCCCCATCAGATCCCGATACCGCCCTTCCTGCGAAGAATACCGGATATCCGGGTTTGTCAGGCTGAAGCTTCCGTTGTTCGCAACCGCGGACTTCACCTGCGCAGAATCAAACACAGCCCATGCCTTCACGCCGTTCTCAACCGCCTGAACCCCGTCGTATCCATGCCGTTTCAGCATCTCTACCATCCACGGCGTATTGATCACCTGCCACATGAGCTCCGGCTTCCCCGCCTGTTCCCATACGGCTTGCAGTTCGCTAGGTCTGATCTGTAACCGCTTCGCAAGATCCACATAATTCCCGCTGTATCCGCCGTCAGTGTTTCCAACATCCGCCGGATTCTCCACGCGAATATATGCCGGGATAATACGATCGACGTTCCCTGCGTAGATCGATGCCTCCGGCAGAATTCGCTCAACGCTGCGCGTCGCAGTGGAGTATTCTTCCGCGTACTTGATGTTTGCAGTCAGCCAGATCGGTTTCCCGCCTACATCAAACTTTGTAAATTTCGCTCCGGCACCGTGGAACACCAGCAGTGGCTCGCCTGTCGTGTTCGTTGCCTTGCTGTCTGCGAACCAATCCCGGAACGCTTCTGTCTGCGTCTTCTCCCGCTCATCAATCAGTTTCTGCATGAGCCTCGGATTCCGCAGGAAAACGGCGTCCTTAAACACACCGCGCCCGCTCCCATCGTCCAGCATCGCAGAGACGGTCTCAAGGTTCTGTTTATCCCGCTCCGACGCCTGCCGCGCGCTGGCAGAGAATTTCGCAAAAACTGTATTCTCATCGCCGCGATTTGGCATTCTGTTTCTGCGTTCCTCCGCCGTCATGCTCAGTCTGTCCTCCGCGTCGCGCGCCTCAACTTCGCCCGCTGTATTGTAGTAAAGGTCGAATGCGGTCATCTCTTCGCCGCGGTCGCTCCTCCATTCAAATTCTGCATCTTCGAGCTGCGACCACAAATCGGCATATTTGCTGTCATATATCTCGTCTATGACGCTTTCCGCCGCATTATAGTCTCCGTCCAGCCGGGCACGGTTGATCTTGCGAACCTTGTCTTTGAACTCCTCCGGCGCACTATCAAAGATTCGGCGATACTCTTTTCTCGCGCGCTCAATGCGCCCGTCGTTTCTCCGGCGTGAATAGCCGCCTTGCATCATTTCATCCCAGTATCCCGGACTTGTTCCTCTCGCAAATCCTTCCTGTTCTTGAATGATATGCTGTATTTCATGGATAAGCGTTCTTTTTAGTTTCTCTGGCTCCAGTTTTAGACCCGCTCTTAAAACAATTTCACCGTTTTGGTAGGTTCCTTCCCTGTTCCCAATGTCAGCCTCAAAGCGTACTTTCACATTCCTCAGTTCCGGGTATGATTCAAACAGTTTATCATGCTTTACAATCTCGTCTAGATACAGTGGCGATTTTCTTACGCCTTTCAGGTTCTTTTCTAGTATCTGTAGTTCCTGAAGCTCTGCTTCTGTTGCATCATCATAAAGATACGCCGTCTCGAACAGTTCGTTGTACCGTCTCGCGTCTGGGTTCCTCAAGAACTTCCACTTCGTGTCTGTCTCCATCCCGGAATCGTCGATTTCAAAGCGCCATTCCCCGTCTGCTCCAGCATACCACCCGGTCTGTCGGAAAATAGTTTCGTCAGATTCTCCCTTTTCCTTCATCTCCTGCGCTTGTTCCAGCGCATTCAAGTCCGCGCCGCGGGCGTTTGCGCCTGCCATAGAATACCGGTTTCCCGGAGGCGCTCTCGCGCTTCCGGATTTTTTCTGCCACTGGCCGACCTCCATCTTCACGTCCGCGCGCAGCTTGTTCGTGCCGTAGTCCGTGCGGTTCATGCCGGCGTATGTATCCGCGATGATCTCCTCGACGTAGGCGTCCGTGTCGTCGCCGTAGATCCCGGCGTAGGCGTCCACATAGCTCTCGATCATCTCCTTTGTGATCTTGCCCTCACCCAGCAGCCGCTCCTGGATCTTCGCCGCCATCTCCGGCCAGCGCTTGACAAGCAGGTGATACCCCTCGTGCTTCGCCAGCTCGAACGCAGAATACTCCTCGCTGTCTGCCCGGATGAGCACGGAGCCATCCTCCGTCACGGCGGCATCCGCATAAAACGTCTGTCCATCGATCTTTTGCGTCAGCTGCCCGGTGAAGAACCGCACGTCCTGCACGCCCATCGACCGGAAGAACTTTGCCGCCGCCTGAATATCCTCGCTTCTGGTCTCTTGTCCCTTCGGCATGACGCGCACTTTTTGCGTGTTGTCCTTTCCAAAGCCGATCGTCGAAAGTTCTACTTCATCCCAAGCTTTTGCGAGATCTCTTGCACCCTGCGCTCTCTTTCTTCCGGCGTCATCTCTTTGCCGCTGCGCTGTGCTTTGGCGAACGCCTCCAGCTTTTCCTTCGGCACGCTGACCAGCCTGCCCGATTTGTCCTTCATCAGTAACCTCGATACTGCCATTGTTTACCCCTTTCTGCCCTGCGGCAAGGCCCGCTCGATAGGCGGCTGCCGCCACGTCCTGATTCATTCCTTCGGCGTAGCGCATCGCCCGCTGCTCACTCGCGCCGAGTCTGCCCTGCTCATAGACCTGTCCGAAGCTCTGCGCATACTGCTCCGCCGGCATGCCCGTCGTGTTCCCGTTCAGGAAATACGCCGCCGTCTGCTCGTCGTAGCCCGCTCTCTGGGCCTGCGTCTGCAGATACTGTTCCTCCTGCTGCAGCGCGGCTTCATCAAGCGCCTGCTCCGCGTCCGCCGTCTGCCGCTGGGCATACTGTACCGGATCCAACTCTCCCATGTTCTCTGTCCCCGGAATTGGCGCGAATAAGCTGTCCTGGTCGTACTGCCGCTGCGCCGCCTGCTGGGCCTGCTGAACGGCCTGTACAGACTGTTGTGCGCGGCTCTGTTCCTGCTCCTGCTGATATTGCTGTTCAAGCCTCTGGTTTTCCTGTGCCGTCTCCGCAGCGCTCTTGTATATCTGGAATGTCTTCTCGTCCGCCTCGGTCTGCGCCTGCTCCTGCCGGGCCTGTTCCTGCAGCTGCTCGAGCCTGGTCAGCGTCTCCGGCACGCGCGGCTCCTGCCCTTCGTCCACGGCTGCCTGCTGCTCCTTCGCCACCTCACGCAGCGTGTTCTCCACGGCCTTCTGCGTCACCTCGCCGCCATCGTCCACGGTCTGCTGCAGTTCCTCGGCCAGCTGGTGCGCCTTCGTGCCCTCTTCCTGCGCCATGCCATAGTCGATGACGTCCTGCACTTCGCCCGCCTCGATGACCGCTCTGGCCGTCTGCGTGACGTTTGCCTCCAAAATCACGCGGTTCACGCCCGCATACGTCCCGGACATGGCAAGGCCGGACAGGCCGCCCGCGAGGAATGAAAGGCTGTCTTCTTTTGCAAAGTCTCCGACCATCGCCGCCAGCGCCTGTGCCGGCGTCCTGCCCTCTGCGATATAATTTGCGTAGGCCGTCATGACCTCACCCCGGTCATGCTTCGCCACCACGTCATACGCACGGTTTAGCCAGTTGGACGCGATCTCTTCCGCGCCTTCCGACGCGAACGACCGCAGTGCCTTCCTCCACACGGCCTTGCCGCTCAGCATGTTCTCAATGATATGGCCTACGGAATACTTCTCCGTGAAGCCCTCGATCGCGCCCTCGACGATACCGTCGACCAGCGCGTCCGCGTTGGACTTGCCGTTCTGAATCCCCTCATACACGGAATCCGCCGCGACCTGCGATCCCATCACCCAGTTCATCGTCTCCGCGACCGCGTCCTTCGCCCCCGCACCGGCCACGCCGCCAAAGGTTCCCACGAGCCCCGTCGAGACCGCCATGTTGACCGCGCTGTCCAGCGCCGACGTGCCCGCCTGATACAGAAACTGCCCCGTCGGGTTCATATTCTGCATCACGCTCTGCCGAATACCGGAGGACAGGCGCGACGCGTTGTACGCCGGGCTGTAGATGTTCGTCGGCATATCCTCATTTTGATATCCGCCCGCCCACTTCGGCAATACGCCGCGCAGCGATTCCAGATTGCCCAGTGCCTTCCCCGGCGCCAGCGCCGCAGAGAACAGCGTCGCCGCAGCTTTCCCCGCGAAGGATCCGCTTCCCATCTCCTGCGCCGCCTGGTCGAGCTTCTGCGCGTTGTCGTAGTCGTCCAGCACCTTCTGCCATTCCGCCAGCCGCTTGAGCGTGTCGTCGCTGTAGCCTTTTTCGTTGAGTGCCGTCTTCGCGTCGTACTTTGCATACGCCCGCACCTGATATCCGTTCAGTTCCTGCCCGCGGTACTGCCGGAGCAGATTCTGGTCTTCCTCGCTCAGGTCCCCGATCGCCTCCTGTGCCCGGGCCAGCACGCTCTGGCTGTCGACCTGCGCCTTGCGCTCCTTCAGCGCGTCGATCTCGTTCTGCAGCTGCGTCACGCTCTTCCCATTTTCCGAAAGCCCGGTCCCGGAAAAATGCGTGTCCGCCTGTTCGATCTCCAGCGCCTCGATCTGCTTGTCCAGCTCCTGCGACGTCCGCCGCATCCCGCGCACCTGATCCCGCTGCACGGTCTGCGCCGCTTTTGCACGCCGGTTCTGCGCATCCACGTCCCCCCGCACCTGCTGCGTGGCCGGCGCAAACCGGCCGGCCAGCAGTGCGCTCTGTCCCTGCAGCGCCAGTGTCCCAAGCTTCAGCCCCTGCGCCGCCTCCACGCCGCGCAGATAATTCTGGTACGTCCCGTACTGCGTCTGCATCGCGGAAGACCGGCTATATTCCTGCTGCGAGACCTTCCCGCTGATAGCCGCCCCCGCATTCTCCGTCTTCTTCTCCCCGCTCGCCCGGCCCTTCAGCGCGGCCCCCGGCTCGATCTGCGCAAGCTCCGCCTCCAGCACGGCGTTCTGGTATGCCATAAACGCTGCATACTGCTTATGCAGCGGATCGTCTACGGTCGTCTGCGTGCTCTGCGCGTTCTTCCCGTAGTCCGGGTTCGGCAAGCCGTACTTGCTCGCGATCTGGATCTGCTTCTGGTTCAGCGTGATTCTTCCGCCGCGATAGGCGGAGGGAGCCTGCTGCGTGCTGGCTCCCTGTCCGCTGCGGATGCTCTCTGCAATCCGCTTTTGTTCCTCTGTCAGTGTGATTCGTCCCATGCTTCCCTCCGTTACCGCTGCCGTAGATACGTCGCGCCGTAGTATTCCAGATACGCCTTGAACGTATTGGACTCCAGCGCATTGTAGCCCTTGCTGTTGAGGTAGTTGTCCAGCGTCCGGCTGTCCAGATATACATTCGGGTTCTTTGCCCGGTACGCCTGCGCCGCTTTTGCAAGCGTGTTGTTCTTCTTGTCGCTCAGCTTTGAAGATGAACTGCTTCTCCCACCGCCGCCTCCGCCGCCGGATTTCTTCGCCGCGGCCTGCTCCGCCGCCAGCGCCTGCAGGTAGGCGGCGTTCTCGTTGTTTGCCTTCTGCGCCCAGTAGTCGAGCATCGTCGCCCACTGACTTTGGTCCAGCGACCGCTCCGAGTTGTACGCGCTCCGCGCATCCGAAAGATCCGAATAATAATCGCTGACCGTATCCCGGTACCGGCCGTAGTCCGTATCTTCCCGGCCCTTCACGAGGCTGTACTGGTTATAAAGGTCCGTCCCCTCATCCTGATACCGCTGATATGCCTGCTGCTGCAGCTGCGGCACGATGTCGTTGAGGTTCTGCAGATACGCATTGTACGCCTGCTGCCCCACCTGCTCACCGTAGGTTGAGCCATAGCCGCCCGTGAGTGCCGCCGCCTGCCCCATCGTGTCCTGCATGGCAAGCCGCCCGAGACGCTGATACTGCTCACGGTACTGCTGGTACAGAGGATCCGTCCCCATGTCATAGCTGAATTTCTTCCGGTTCCGGATCTGGTCATACAGACTCGTCAGCTCATCGTCCCAGCGCGATTGATACGCGCCCGGCTTGCTGGCCTTGACCTGCTCCAGATATGCCTGCGCCGCCTGCACGCTGCCCGACGGCGTGTACCCGCTCTCCAGCCCGTTCAGTTTGCTTCTCGTGTAGTCCGACACGCCGGACATGGTGTAAGGGCTGTTCCTGGTCTGATAGCTGCCGCCGTAGTTCCTCGTCGTCTGGTTCTTGTTCACCAGCTGCGACTGGTAGCTGCCGTCCGCGTTCACGCCCGTGATGCGGTACGTGCCGCCTCCGGTCACGACCTCGTCGCCGGTCGAAAGCCCAGCCGGGGCCCTGCCGCCCGACTCCACTCGATATACGCTCATAGTCTCACCGCCTTAAAGCTTGAAATGTGTCGCGTACTGCTTCGGCATGTACGCCTGATTGTAGGCATTGAAGTACCCCTGATAGTAGCTGTTGTACTTCGCCGCCTCGTTTGCATACTTCGTCGTCTCCCCGTTGGCGTCGCAGATCTTCATCCCCAGATACCAGCGGTAAATTTCATCATACGGCCACGGGATCAGCAGCTCCGTTTCCAGATCCACGTCCTCCCCATAGCCCGTAAACGGCTCCGGTTCCTTCTCGTGCTCGTGCGTGCAGATGATATCCCGATACACGATCCCGTCCAGCTCCGACAGCCACCGGACCTTATCCGGCGTCTCGTACTGGTTCGGCAGTAACCGGTCGACCGTCTCGATCGCTTCCCGAATTTTCATTTTTCCTCCTTACCAAAAGAAGGGGCATTTCTGCCCCTTCCTCTGCTTCCTGCCGTCATGGGCATTCACTTGTCAGTTGTCCGCCTGTGCGCGGCGGAAGGCTTCCTCCTCCGCCATCCGCGCGTTCATCAGGACTTCATACACCGGCAGCGGGACCTGCACGTCCTTGCCCTTCGGCACCATGAACGTCCGGCCGTTCACCGCCACGAAGCGGCTCTGCTCCTCGTTCTCCTGCCCGCGGGGCAGGTAGATCGTCTTCATGACGTTCCACACGTCTTCCGGGTTTGCCTGTACAGCCGCCGTGGCGGTCTTCTCAGTTGCCATTGTATGTGCTCCTTTCTCAGTTGGCTTCGTCCGTACCGGAGTATGCGCTGCAGCTCTCCACGCGGACCATGCGGTCCTCATACAGCAGCTTTGCCGCCATCTCGGCCTTGTATCCGACGGTCGAGAACTGGTTCAGCGGGCCGCCGATCTCGTCCTTACCCTTGACGATCATCTCAAGGTTGCCGCCCTCCGGGTCGATCATCTTGTATGCGTCCTTGCCGAGGAACAGCGTCGCGTACACGCTGTAGTAGGTCGCAGGAGGCGAGCCGCTGTCGCCGGCCGCGCTCTTGACCGGGCAGGTCGAGTTGTTGAAGATCTTCGCTTCCGTCGTCTCGACAAACCGGACGCCGTGCAGCTCGCCGATCTCACCCGAGAACAGCGGCGTGACGTCTGCATACTTGTGCGCCTCGACCCATGCGTTCGAGGACCGCAGGTCGTATGCGACCGACGGATGGATGATCGCGACATACTTGCCGTCGATCTTCGGAGCCTTCATTTTCTTCAGCGTCGTCACGGCCTTGTTGACCTCGTCCGGCGTCAGCTTCGCCGTCAGGTCGAGGCCTGCGCGGCTGGTGACTGCCGTATGCGCGCCGCCCGCTGCGACCTTGTCGCAGTACTGCACGTTCGAGCCTGCCACGACCGCGTCGCGCACGCGCTTATCGATGGACGTGCCGGCGGAAGCGCCGAGTTCTTCGGTCGCACCCAGGATGACGTTATCCAGCGCATGCAGCTCCAGCTGGTCGGAGACCGTCACGTACAGGCCGATCTGCTTGATCGCGCCGGTCGTGCTGGTCTGGCCCATCTTCTGGCCGGTCGGGATGACGCCTTCGGTCAGCTCCTCCGCGTCCTTCAGCGTGTTCCACTTGCGCCACTCGACGGTCTTGCCGTGGTTGCGCGGCAGTGCCTGACGGCCTGCCAGCTGCGCATGCACGAGGTTCGGCCGTGCGTTCTCGAGCAGCTGCGTGTCGTAGAACGTCTTCATGGTCGGTGCCAGCGTGTTGGCGCTGTCAAACGCCGTAGTCGTGCCGGTGCCTGCGTTTACGTAGTTGCCGGTCGCGTTGACGAGCGTACCGGCGTCAGCAAAAAACTGAAATCCGACTTTGGATTTAAACATGATTTCCTATCTCCTTTCTCAGGGGATCACTCGCTCCCCTCTTGCCGCGCGGCGGCGCATGTCCTCCACCTCCGCGCGTGACCAGTGTGTTTTCATCGGGACGTTCTCTCCGCCCGCAGCGCCGGAGCCGATCTCCTGCGGCCTTGCGCCCTGCGCCTGGATGGTCCGCATGACGTTCTCCCGCGCCTGGTTCGCCACCAGCTGCGCCTGTGCCTGTGCGATCTCCTGCTGATGGATGACCTCATAAGCCGTCTTCGGCGGCACGCCCGCGCCCATGAGCCGCGCAAAATCCGGGTTCTGCATCTCGGTCTCAAAGTCCGCGCCGTACCGCGCCGTCACATCCCGGGCGAAGTCTGCCTGGATCCCGGCAAAGGCTTCTCGCATCTGGTACTCCTGCAGCTGCCGCCGCATGGCCGTATTCTCGGCCCTGCCGGCGTACTCCTTTTTGAGGGCGTCCGCCGACATGCCCTTTTCCATGGCCTCCGCGCTATAAAGCCGCTCGTCAGCGGAAAAGCGCTGTGCCAGTGCCGCGAAGTCCGTCTTCCGCGGGTCCGACGTGTCGATCCCATAGAGCGCGCCCAGCTGGTCAATGATCGGCGCCATCGCCTCGGCCTGCCCCTTGTACTGGTTCAGCCCGCGCACGCGCTGCTTTACGACCTTCTGCACCGCAGAATCAAAGTCCTGCTTGTAGCGGCCCCGGATCAGACTGTCAAACGTTTCTTCCTGTGTACCCTGTCCCTGAGCGTCGGGGACGTTGACCGGCTGCTGCTGCACCTGCGCCTGTGCGGCTGCCTCCTGCCCGCTCTGCTGACCGGCGGCGTCAGCTGCGTTCGTCTGAACGCTTACGCCCGTGAATTCGCCTTCCATGCTGTAAATTCCTTTCTGGCGTTTATTCTAAAATCATCGTAGCACAAACTTTTCCTAACTTCACCCCACGCCAGCCAGAAATAATCTCGCCGGAATGGGCCGCCGCAAGCGGCGGCTCTTATTCTCTGAGATCATTTCTTCTTTTCCGACGTGCAAGCCGAGCTTGTGCGTCGGTTCTTATCCCGGCTGCGTGCTTTCTTCCGACTTTTTGCGCGCATTCTCCACGATCTTCGGCTCCTGCGTCTCGCCGGTGTTGATCTCCGGCTTCTCCGCTGCCGCGGCGCTCGCCTGCGGGACTGCCTGTCCGCCCTCCTGCAGGATCTGCTGCGCCAGCCCCTCACCCATGACCGGATCGTACCGGTCTGCCAACGCCAGTGCCAGCTGCTGCCACTCGACCAGCCGCTGCTGCAGGTCCGCGTTCTCCTGGACCTTCTGGATGATTGAGTCCTTCCCGTCAAAGTCCATCATGTCGAGCGTTGCAAGCGTCTGGTCCACCATCTGTGGGTTGAAGAACCCCAGCTGGAAGAACTGCAGTGCCAGCTCGTTCTGCGCCATGGACGTGTACTCGCTCGCCTTCTGCGCCGAGACCTCAATGTCGAAGACCGGCTTCCGCAGCCCGTCCGGCTGTCCATTCGCGCCGTAGAGCGTTTGTGGCTGCAAGCCCTGATTGCTGTACTGTACGAACTGCTCTGCCCCGCGCTGCCCGACGATCCGGAACTGCCGCGGCAGATCATAGAACTGCCGGATCCGCTCAATGACCATCCGGATCATCCGCGCGTAGGCCCGGTAAGCCGACTTTGTGGAGTCCTTGCTGCTCCGGCCGGACGCTTCCTGTAGCGCCGCAATGGCCGAGGCCGCCGTCACGCCGGAGCTCGTCGCGCCGTTGTTGACGTCCGTGTTTCCCGTCGTCCACTTGAGCTCCTCAATTTTGTCCCGCAAGATCGCAATGTAATTGCTGCTGATCATGTTCACCTGGATCGGAACCAGACTGTCCTGCCCCAGATTCCCGTCCACATGCACGAACGGCTTCGTCCAGTCCGCGAACTCCTGCTCGTTGACCGACCCGTCCGACCGCTTGAACCACCGAGGCGTCGTCGCCATGATCGCGTTCTTCACGATCGCCTGGTTCATCCGGTCGATCTGCTCCTGCGTCGACTTGCCGATGTCGATATAGCCATACCCGGCAATGCTGCCCTCCACCGGGAACAGCGCGTCGACCACAAACGGATATTCCCCGTCGTCATACAGGCCCGTCTCCGCCATGGGCTTTCCGACCGGCTGCTGCACGATGCTGCCGTCCGGCATGGTCATCGTGTCATACCGCTGCTCTGTGTCGTTCTCCGTCGCCTGCAGGATGGTGTCGCCCACCAGCTTCGCGAAGTGCAGCACCTGCCGGCCGTTCTGATATTTCTTGTAATACCAGTCCACCACCATCGACTTGTTGTCAAAATTGATGACGTCGTCCGTGTTGTACTTCTGCTGGATCTGCGGATTGGAGTTGAGCTTTCCCCGCAGCTCCGGGTACTTCTCGACCAGCAGATCGTTGTCCACCATCTCCGTCAGGAAGATGTTCTTCGACTTCTGCAGATCCCGCACGCCAGGCTCCCAGAAGAAAGACAGAATATCTACCGGCTGCACCGAGATATCCCCGAGGCCGTTCAGCTTCGAAGAATCCCACTTCACGTGCCAGATGAGCGTGCCCTGCTTGAGCTTCGTCCACTGGCTGTCCGAATAGACCTCTTCAAAGTCGTTCTGTTCCAGAATGACCGGCAGCACTGAGGAAAGCTTCGCTGCCTCCTCCCGGTCGTCCGGTTCCCGCGGGCGAATGGCCGGGGCCGGATAGGCCGCGATCGCGTCCGCATGCTTTCCCATGATGACGTTAAACAGCCACGCCGACGTCCACTTGTCATCCTCCGGGTTCCCTTTTTGGATCCGCTGCCAGCTGCGCATGCGCCACCAGTCCTCCGACGCAATGACCCGCGCCTCCAGCGCACTCTTGCCCTGCCGGTATTTTAACAGCGTGTCCATGGCCTTTCTGGCCTGCTCTTCGCCGATGGCCTTTCGCGCCGTCAGCCCGCTCGCCGTGTCATTCTGCATGGTCGTCTGCATCTTCTCTGTCTGCATTGTCCGCTTCCTCCTTCCGCAGGTCTTCCGCCGTGAGTCTCGCCACCTCGTTCTGGATCCCGTCCAGCACAAAGCCCACGATGACCGGCGGCAGCCCCGCCTCGTTGATGGCCTCGATCAGCCGCCCCCGCAGCTGCACCACTGCTTTTGTGATATTCATAGCTCCTCCTATCCGTTATAACTGCTGATTGCCCGGTTGAGCGCTTCCTTGAGCGCAGAATAGCTGTTTGCAAAGTACGTCGCTTCCAGCTTCGTCCCTTCCGATACCGTGCTGACGCTTCCCGCGCCAGCCAGATTCCCGATGGCGTTTGCCGCCTCGTTGTAGATGGCCGCCGTGATCGTCTGCCCGGCATAGGCCGTCGTGAAGGAAATTCTCCCGTAGCCTCTGGCGGCCCGGACCTCGTTGATCTTCGCCGTCAGCCGGTTCCAGCTCGCCGCCGTCAGGTATGTCACGGCCTTCCCCGCCGCGATATACGACGCATCGTCGCTCGTCCACGCGAAGGCCGCGATCTGTGCCTTCGTCTTGCCGGATACGGTGTTGGACGTCTTCGAGTCCGTCCCGGCCTTGTTGACGATCCAGAAATAATACGTCGTGCCCGGTTCCAGCCCCGAGACCGTCACCGGCGAGCTGCCGATCGACTGCGATCCGATCGCCGTATAGCTCGTCTTTCCCCAGTAGAGCGTCCAGCTTCCGTACCCGCCGCCGTTTTTGTCCCACGTGACCGTCGCCGTGTTCTTCGTCAGCGTGACCCCGCTGATGTATGGCGCAACTGCCGTGATCTTCGTCTTGTAGTACACGCGCACGGCCTGCCCGCTCGTAATGGGGATCGTCTCCGTCGCCGCGTGATTTGTCGCATACCCTTCCGACGCGAGCCTGAAATACTGGAATTCATACTCCTGCGAATACGTCTGGTACTGCGTGCCGGACATGGACAGGAAGAACGAATTGCCGATCGTGCCGGAGACGGACCCGTCTGCCAGCGTGTGCTGCCCGTCCAGGTAGTTGTAGATCGGAATCGTCGTGGTCTTGCTCTGGTAGTAGACCTTGACGGTCTGCCCTTCCTGGATGGGGATCGGGTAGTTCGCTCCATGCTCCGTGTTGTAGTTCTGCGACGAGAGCCGGAAGTACAGGAAATGATACTGCTGCGAGTACGTCTGATACTGCGTGCCCGCGGCCGAAATGTAAAACGTATCTCCGATATCGCCTTTGAAGGACCCGCTCGCCAGCTGCGTCAGGTTATCCAGGAAGTTTAGAATGCTGACCGTCGCCTGCGAGGTCGACTGTGCCAGCGTCCGCACGCTGATGGAGTTTGTCTCGGCGACAAGCGCCCCCGTGCTGCTGTTGTAGATCCGCACGCGGCAGATATACAGCGTGTCCGGTGTCAGACCAGTAATGACCCGGTGGGCCGTTGTCGTGCCCGCAGTCGAGTCCGTCACCGTCGCCATGACCTGTCCCGCAAGGATATATTCATATTTCCGTTTGTACTTCGTCGTTGACGACATACCGGATACCGTCAGCGTGATACTTGTCGGCGTACCCGATGCGCCGGATAGCGTTGCCACTCAGACCACCTGCCTATCCGAACACCGGCGTAATGCCGCTTACGCCGCCGGAAGCGATAAACCGAATACTCCCGTCCGATTTTATCTGCATACTGGCTGTCCCAGCCGCGTTCTGCAGATACACATCGCCGCTTGTCGAGCGCACGCGCACCGCCGGGCCGGACAGGTCGACCGCATAGGCCGCCGAGCTGGAGGACGTAAACTGCAGACTTCCCTCCGCGCCGCTGATTTTGCCGTTCGAGAAGTTTGTGCCCGCGATCTCAAGCCCGTTGTTGATGATGTTGATCTCATCCATGATCTGCTTGAGCTTCGTCTGGATGCTCGTACCGTCGAGCTTCAGATCCGTTGCGTTGATCGTTCCGCCGATCTCAGCCCCCGTGCACGTCAGCTTGCCGTTCGCGTCGACCTTGAATTTGTCCTTGATGGAAAGCCCGCTCGTGCCGAAGTACATGCTCGCGCTGCCCCCAAATTCGTTGGCCGTGCGGTAAATGCTGCTTTCCGAGATCGTCCACGGCCCGAACGTCGAATCCGCCGCCGCCGTGATCTTCCCCGACAGCACCGCCCCCGCCGCCTCCAGCGTCCCGGATGGGAAATGCAGCTTCTTGTCGCTTAAATACGCGACCTCCTGCCCGTCCTGCCAGAAGCTCACCCGGTCCGGCGTCACCGTGACCAGCTCATTTTTCGTCTGGTCGATGACCCGTTCGCCGCCGTCCGTCACCGTCGTCTCGATGTTCCCCACGCCCACGCCGTAGACCGGCACAGCGTCCTTGTAGTAGAGCAGCCCCGTCTTGATATACTGCTGCGAATTGACGGAAAACTGGTTGTTGACGCCCGCCGTGTAGTCATACAGCTGCTTGATGCCGACGGAGTTTCCCTCGATCGTCAGCTGTGTCTTCTCGAGATACTTGCCGAAGTCCGAGATGGCCACATAGCTGCCGGACAGCTTCGTCGACCACGTCTCCGAGTTCGCCGCAGCGAAGTCCGCCGTCTTGATGATGAGCGCTTTCAGCGCTCCATAGCCGGAGAGCGTCGTTTTCTTCTCCGCCTCGGAGAGGCTGTCCGCGTCGATGGCCTGCGAGATCTCCGTCAGCGTTGCCTTCGCCGACCAGTCGGCAAGGTTCAGCTGCTCCGTCACGCTGCACAGATACCGCCGCATGCTCTCCAGCTGCTCCTGCGTCGTCTTCCCCGCGATGGACGGGTATGCAAGTGTCAGACTACCCATGTTGCACCTCCCGTCTTACGCATCGCTTCCTGCCTCCAGGACTCGCGCCAGACTGAACAGCTTCATCTCGCCCTTTCCCGTCAGCCGGAACTTCAGATGGTCACACCGCGCCGGGCGAATGGGCAGCAGGAAGGTCCGCAGCCCCCGTCCCTCGATATGCCCGCAGTGCCGCCAGACTCCATCGGAATCGTACTGCACCCAGAAATCGACGCTCGAACCCTTCGGCAGCTGCATCCGCAGGTTGATCCGGGACACATACTTCTTCCCGACCAGCCCATACGTCATGATCCCCGTCTCCGCCATCCAGCCGACCGGGGCTTCCAGCGTCCCGACCGAGCCATAGACAGTCCTGAGCGTTCCATCCTCAAGGAAGTACAGCTCATCGTCCACCCGCGCGAAGTCCTCTGCGTGGGTGCTGTCCTCCTTGTGCCACAAACCCTTGCGCGTGTCGTAGACGAACAGCGACCAGTTATGACCTTCATCCTCCATGCTGATGAAATACTTTCCTCTGGCGCCGCCCGCGACGGCGTTGTAGTAAAGCGCCGTGCCGAAGCAGCTGCCGATCTCCTGCGGCAGACTCCCGTCGTACACGCAAACGCCCATCCGCGATTTGTAATACAGCCGGTCGTCCACCACGACCAGGCTCTTGCTCGACCCATTCTGCACACCCGCGCATTTCTGCACGACCACCTGATGCGCCCCCGTCGCCGACGGATACACCCGGTGGAAGCAGTCCTCCTTGAAGAACACCGGGCTGTCCGCCAGCGTCGCCGCGCCGGTCCACTTCCCGTCCGTGCCGCAGCTCGCGCGCCACGAATCCGTCGACACGCCCTGGTAGCACTCCCAGTTTTTGAAGTCCCCCAGCTTGCAGCAGTAGATCTCATTGACGGTCTCGCCGTCCGCCACGCCGTACTTGCAGCCCCACAGCCGGTTCCCGCTCTCGGTGATGAAGTCCATGCTTGGGACCTTCCGCGCCGTCTTCACGGTCCCGCTCGTCACCTTCGTCGTCTCATCGACGAGGCCGACGATCACGATATAGCTATCGCCCACGTCGTAGAGGATCTGGCTGCCGTTGAGCTTCTCGACCTGCTCGTTCCCGGTCAGCCCCGAAAGCCGGATGCCGTCGTATTGCTGAAAGCCCTTCCCGATGCCGTTCGCAGAAAGCTTCAGATACACCGTCGGCACGGATACCCACTGGCTCGTCGCCTCCGCCCACTGCTTGAGCGTGTGGAGCTTGCCGGACGTGTCGAGCCAGTACTGCCCGTTCGACGGGCTTTCCGGCTGGCTGGCCTGCTTATAGCTCACCGTCAGCGCCGTCCCGTCGACAAGACACAGGGAAATGTCAATGTTCGTGCTTGCCGCGTTGACGGTGTTCTCCTGTCCCATGTATCCGTTGTCGGAATACTTCTCGGTGTTGAAGTAGATCCCATCCGGGAAAATGCACAGGTACGCGCCCATGGAGATGAGCTGCTTTTCCCCCGCCGAGATCGACACGGACGGCATATACGCCTCCATCGAAGCGCCGTTGATGTAAAGCGTATTGTTCTGCACCCAGCACAGCGCATCCTTCGCCAGAATGCCCTGCACGCCCTCGATCGCCTGCGCCGTCCCTCGTCTTGGCCGCGGCGCGAGCAGCGGATACTCGTCCGCCGACAGATTCTCCATGTCGTAAAACTCCCCGTCCGCCAGCTCGAGGTTGTGGTTGTATCCGAGAAAGACTTCCGTCATCATGGTCTGCTTCTCAGTCTCCGTCAGTTGTGGTGCCAGCATGGCCTTACCTCCGTTTCATCATGTCCAGCGGATCAAAAAGGATCCGCTGCTCTTTCACCGCGCGGATCGGCTTGATCGGCCTCGACATGCAGAAATATCTCCATTCGTCCGCGACGTGGTCTTCCATCTTCGTATCCAGATCTTCCGCCCGATGTTCGTCATAGATCAGCGTCGGGATCGTCCGGATGAACGCCCTGCAGGTGTTGAAGACATACATCCGCGGATATCCGTCCTCGTCAAACTGCAGCCGGTAGTGGCACTGCATCCAACCTGCAATGCGCTCATTGTCGCCAGGCGTAAAAAATACGCCGTACCGCGCAGCCGTGTCTGCGACCGATTCTCCGCGCGACGCATCCCAGATCGCGGGGTCCGCCACGCCGATGATGGTTTTCCTCTTGAGCCACGGGTGCTGCATCTCCGTTTTGTGGATCTCTTCAAACTGTTTGTCCGGTGTCCACTTTACGCCCTCGTTCGGCGTCCGCGTGCAGCCGTACAGCTCCATGATCCGGTAGATCGTCCCGTCATAGTCGACCGCCCACCATGCGCAGGAAAACGGCTTTCCATAGCCAAAGTCATAGCTCCGGCAGATCGTCCATCCGTCCGGAATCTCAAACGGCTCGATGACATGCGTCCAGCGCCGGTCCTTGTAATGCTCCGGCACGTCCCGGAAGTCCTCGAAGAACTGTCCCTCATAGACGTCCCAGCGTCCGTCCTTCCACGCTGCCCGCAGCGTCGGCGGCAGATTCTCCAGCTCTCGCAGGTAGTCAGGCTGCGTATCCATGAGGGCCTTGTTGTCCTCCACCTTTGCCTGAATGAAGAAATAGTCATCCGGGTCTTCATCGGGATTGAAATTCCGATCGACGAAGACACGCTTGAAGTATGCGTGCCCCGGCCCGCCGGGGTTCAGCGTGTAATACGTCCGCTTTGGAAATCCATTCGTTCCGCGCACGCAGAGATTGATCTTGCGGATCCAGCTTTCCTGCAGCTGCCCGGCCTCGTCGATGAACACCACGTCATATTCCGCGCCCTGATACTGCCCCAGGTCCCCTTCGTTTGCGCAGTACCCAAAAGAGATCGTCGACCCGTTCGGGAAGCGAAACATTTTGTCCGACCGGTTGTATTTTGCGAACCCGGCCAGCTCCGCTGTCAGCTGCTCGATGTGGTTATTCTGCAGCTCCTTGTATGTCTTTCGGACGATCAGGATCTTAATGCCCGGATACCGGAACGCCAGCAGCTTCGACTTTGTCCGCACGGCCCAGCTCTTTCCGCCGCCGCGCGCGCCGCCATAGGCGATGTGCCGGTGTTTGTCCTTGAGGAAGAGTGTCTGCTTCGGCTGCGCCCGCCCGAGATCCAGCGTTCTCATTCGCTCGCGTCCTCCGCGTCACATTCCAGCAGCACACGCGGCGTCTGATCCTGCTTTTCGTCCCCGGCGTCTCTGCGATACCGGAACCCATACTCCAGCGCGAACTGCGCGCCCCGCTGAGAGTCCCGGTCGAACAGTCTTTCGGCCGTATATTGTTCCACGCGCGTCTGCGCGCGCGAAATCGTGTCCATAAATTCTTTCCTGGCCTTGTAGTTGTACAGGCTCTGCCTGCTGGAAAAGCCCAGCGCCAGCGCAAGCCCCGGGATCGTCGGCGGCTTCCGCCCCACCCAGACCGGAGTCCCGTCTTTCTGGTTGAAAACGATGTCCCCGTCCTTATCCCGCAGGATCTCTCCCTTGCAGCTCTCAAAATACGCCTCGATCAGCCCTTCGATCTGCTCCACGGATTCATACTTCGGTTTCCTCGCCATGGCTCACGCCTCCCTTCTGCTTTTCAGCATAGCGTATCCGGAAAATCTTTTCACCCCACGCACGCAGAATGAGCGCATACGGCGTTCCGCATGCGCTTCGGCTCTCATTCTGTTCTTTCGTAGTATCGGAGCTTCGCCGCCGCGATGCTGCACCGCACGTAGTCAAAGCTGGCGCAGTATCGCGTGATGTAGTCTGACGTCTCCCGCCGCTCAGGAAATGCGAGCACGCATTCTCCCTCGCAGCGGATCGTCTTTTTCCCGGCTGCCTGCCAGAATGGGCAGATATACTCCCTGTGCCAGTAGTCGCTCGTGAACATCACCCTTTCGTCTTAAAACCTTACGCATATACAAGGCTTAATTTAAGCGGCTCCCGTTCCGCTTGTGTTCTGATCTTGGGTCGACTACATACTTATAATATTGATACCCGTACTTTGTCGTCCGGGCCTCTACGAGGATGTAACCTCGCGGGGCGACGGGCGGGTGCTTGGGGCTGTACTCGCGCACGGCCTCGGTCGCAGGTTCCGGCTCTGGGCGGATACAATTTCGCGTCGCCTTGTACCGGTGGCCGCCGAATTCTTTTCTCCAGTGCGCATGCAGGTAACTGGCAAGTGCTGTGTAGTCCTGGCCGTGGTCGACCTTGTTTCCCTGCTCGTCTATATAATAGTTGTGCTTTCGCAGGTGCCGAACCTCGATCACGCTGCCGAGCCCCCAAAGCCCGCCGATGGCTTCTTCCGGGATCCCCTCTGTTACCAGGTGCAAATGGAAGCGATTGGTTGTTTTTCCTCTTCCGTAGAAAGCAACGATTTTGGCCTCCGGATAGTGATACTGCATGCGGCGCACAAGGTTGTCGCGCACTCTGCGCATTTCCTCTGCAGTATGTACCTCGTTTTCTGTATCCAATGTCAGGGTGGAATACAGGCTTGTGGGCGAGAAGTTGGCGTTCATCAGCGCAACGAGCCGATCCAGCGATTGCTTGCTGTTGAATTCATCACGCTCCGCCTGCGTCTGGAAGCGCGGCTTTCGCGGCTTGCTGGTCTTTTTGTCCGCGCCATCGGACACGGTATAAACGATCTGCGTACATACCGCCCCTGTAAACAGGCGGCGCTTGTGTCGTTTTGCCATAGTCTCAGCTCCTTTTGTGTTCTGCCCGCTCAAAGCGTGGCCGGAAATTCCGGCCACAGTTTCAACGGTCAGTTCGTGTATCCGCATGCCTTGCATGTGCATACGTCTGTCTCAGCGTCCCATTCGCAATCTGATGCCCCGCATTTCGGGCAGTGCCCCCACGCGCCTCGCGCTCCTTTGGGATCTGGCCCCGGCCCATTCAGCTTTGCATACCATGGATCCCCTTTCGGGCCCAGATCTTCCTAATGTGCGGTATGCTCACGATTATCCCCGCGTGCCTCTCTTGCCTTCTCGATCCGCATTTCCAGCCGTGCGAGTTTCTGCTGCCGGATTTTCTGCACTTTTTTCTTGGCGCCATACAGCTGCTCCAGCTCCTCCAGCACGATCTGCACGTCTGCAATCTCCTCGGCGATCTCATCAAGGTTATCGATCCGTCCATCCCCAAGATCTGTCCGCGCCGCAAATATCGTCCGCTGCGCCTTGCACAGTTCCTTCGTCAGCTCTGCCATTTCTTCGATGGCAACCGCGAGCTGCAGATCCACGCCGAACGTCTTGATCGCAGACCAATAGAGTTTCCCCGTGTCAGTCATTCTGCGCCGCCTCCATTTCCTTGCGCTCTTGCATAAACCCGTGCAGGAACAGCTCCAGCAGAGCGGCGGCGCGGTTGGTCAGATTTGTGAAATCCTTTTTGCTGATCTGCAGTTTGCCGGTCGTAACAACCTCAGTCTCCGGTCGACCAATAATCTGAATTGTCGGATTAGGCACCAGCTTCTTTGCACCGTCCGTCCCCACTTCGAAGAGCGGCGGCGTGGACTGCTCCATGACGATGCGCGGCGGGTATGCCTCGCCCCGGAAACTGGTATCCCATTGCTGTTTTTCGTAGTATGCGACAAAATTGTCTAGGTCGTGCGCAAACGCGCCCATGATCTCTGCCATTTTGATACTCCCTTCAAATTGTGATGATCTCCCGCCTCGACTGGCGGGCAAATTTGCGTTCCGGGCAGAAGCGGCATTCGGTGCAGCTCCAGGCGCCGCGGTAGTTGTTGCGCGTCGGGCAGAGTGGGTTGTAGCAGATCCCGGAGCCTGCCCGCTGCGGGCCGCGGCCGATTTTTTTCTTCTTCGGTTCGGCTTTTGGCTTTTTGGCTGGATCCTTCTTGGTGACGAGCGTGGCCGCGCGTTCTTTCCGGAAGCAGCCGCAGCTTTTTGCATGTCCGTTCCGGAGGTATTTTCCGTCCTTGCTGCAGATGGTCCCGCATTTACACCGGCAGATCCAGTGTGCCGTGTCTCCTTTTTTTCTGGTATCCCGCCCGATGACATGCAAATATCCAAAATCCATGCCCGTAAGATCGACTACGTGTGACATTTCCATTCTCCTTTCGTCAGGGGCCGGTCTCCCGGCCCCTATGCAGGGCGGACTTGCACCGCCTGCGCCTGCGCGTCCCCCTGTCGCCGCAGACGAGCTGCCCTTGTCTGCTCAGGCAGCTTTCCATAAGGGAGGTAACACGATGCCGCCGGGCAATCTTGACACCCGGCGTGGGGTAACGTTGATGGTTTCCATCCGCGCGCACGTTCCACACGCGCTTTTTATCCCCGGCCCGCGGGCTTGAGGTTTCGCGGGCCGGGTGCAGAGCCTGGGTGATCCTTCCGCAGCCGTCTCATGGCGGAGCGGCCGCGGCATAAGTCCGAAAAAATATGGTCCCCCGGCTGATTGCTGATCTTAGTCCTCGGGCTGGCTGATGTCTTTGTGTCGCAGCCCGTCGGCGTTCTCGGTCAGCGGCAGCGCCTGCCGCCGCGCGTGCTCATCCGGGTTCCAGCCGCACCGCGCGCAAAGATACGGCGCGAGCTTTGCATACGGACAGGCATTGCCCTGCTTCGGCAGCCCGCATGCCTCGCGCGGGCTGCTCTCGTTTTTTTCTGGCATGTTAGACCTCCTGGATCTCGATCCCGAATTTGGACCGCATGAATTTGCGGTTCCGCAGATATTCCTTGGTCCGCGTTGCGGTCGACTTCACATCTTCGACGACGAGCTTGCCGCCGAATTTGTACGAAAAGTCCGCCGTGTACCGCACTGCGCGGATGCGCTCGCCAGTCTCGGTGATGTAACTCTCCTGCAAGGTGAACTGCGGTTGCAGGCGCAGATCGGAGATGATCCCGGCCCGAAGCATCACCATCAGCTCGTCATACCGCCGCGCCTCCTTCTGGCTGTCGAAGCGCAGCTCGCCGCGCGTATCCTTCCGGCTGCCGTACTTCGTCTTCCCACGGCTCCCCTTGTGAAGGGGAGCTGGCGCCGCAGCGCCTGAGAGGTCGATCTGCTGCCTGGCATACAGCTCCCGCATCCTCGGCGGCATGTCCGCCATGGATTCAAACCGCAGCCCGCTCATTCGGCAGCTCCATCCATCTTCGCTCCGCAGTTGGGGCAGTATGAGAAACCGCTCGCCATTGGCGCACCTTTCGTGATTCTGTAGCCCTTATTGCAGCCTGTGCAATACCAGTTTGAACGTACCCGTTCCCATCTTGCGTGCCCCACCTCCGCAACGTCGGCAGCGGGCACTTTTTCAAGTAGTTTTACTGCAACGAGTACGGCGCAATTCCCGCACAGCCCAATGTCCGAGCACGTTCTGCATTGCTCCGATTTTATGTATTTCAGCGCCGCCTCGCGGCTGATGTATTCGTCAGGCATCTTCGTCATCTCCAAAGTGCTCGTCGTATTCTTCTGGCGTGATGAACTGAATATCGTCGCCGGTATAGCCGAGACTGTCGAGGCACATCAGCTCAACCAACGTATCCTTGTTGACACACTTGCACAGATTTTCATACGGGATCGTGTTTTCTGATTCGAAGCTCATCTGCGCTCCGAACTCTCCTCGGACGGTAAAGCACACACGGTTTTCAACCATCCTTCTTGCCCTCCATTTCCTGCAAAGCCTTCTCGGCTTCTTCGCGGGTGAGGAAAACAGTCTTACCAAAATTTCTAATAGCGGTTGGGAGCGCTGCCCTATCACTACTTTCGTAAGTATTGTAGAAAAATGGCGCTGCAATTTCTTTTACAACTCGTTTTTCAACGCCAAACCTAGTCACGGCATACAGTGTATCTCCTTTTTTGGCAGGCAGAACAATAACTCGCCCGTCCTTGTCGGCCTCGGCAATCTCGCGGAGGCGGTCAATGCCGCCGAACAGCTCGGCAATGTCCTCGTAGGCTTTCAGACGTCCGTACAGATCGCGGGCCATCTTGCGGAAAATATCCTTGCCAAAGCCGTTGCTCGTTGGGCCGTTGATCAGCACGTTGAGCGTGCTGTCCCGGCTCTGCTTCCAGTCGATTTCCTTGCCGCCGATCGCGGCGTGCAGAAATCGGTCGGTGCCCGGGTCTACGTTGATATTAGGACTTGTCAGTCGTTCCATGTCTCATACTCCTTCTCGATGTATTCGCAGTATGCCATTTCCAGCCTCGCGCCTTCGCTTTCCGCTGCGTCCGGCAGGAAAACAACCGCGTCCGCCACGTCGATCATTGCAAAGCAGATCTGCATATAGTCTGCTGGGGCCATGCCCTCCGGCAGCTCGGCAGGATTGAGCACAGTGTGCCCCTGCCAGCCCAGCTGTCTTTCTGCCGCTGCAAATTTATCCCGATATCCCGGATCTCCGGTGATTTTACCGGCTATATATACTTTCATGCCTTGCCTCCTTCCTCCGGCGCGCCGCGCCATTCCCAGTTGTCTGTGCTGCTCCCGATTCCGGAGCATTCCCTGCACGCGCAATCCGATTTCTTCGCGCAATTGTCGCAGTCTTCTTGGCCGCCCGGCTTAAACCCTTCCTGGCAATCCTCAAACCTCGCACAAAACATGCAGCCAGCTTTCCGAATCTCCTTTTTCAGCGTCGCGTTCTCGTCGGTCAGGCGCTCGATTGCGTTAGCTGCCGCAAACTCGATGTATTCCCGCCGGTTTTGGATTTTTCCGACCTTGCAGTTTTCGCACGCGTCGTCGTGTCCAAGCCCCTTCGCGCAGCACCGCAGCGCCTGCACGATTTCCTTGCCTGTCATGGCGTTACATCCTCCCATTTAATTTGCCCCGGAAGTTCGGCCTGCGGTGTCCCCTGCATTCTGGCCTTTTCTCCTTCCGTCTGCGCTTCCGGCAGCGGCATCCAGTGGGTGATTTCCACTGCATCGTCTACCAAATCAAGATTATCTTCCCCGTATTCTGCCAACAGGTCGAGGACTACAGGCGAATCCCAATACCAGTTCTCTCTGTAAAAACACGCAGTGCCAGAAAACGGAACGTTCTTTATTCTTTCGTAATACGGTTCTGGCGCTCTGTTCACCCACACAACGTTTACAAGAACTCGTTCCTCTGGCGGCCGCTCCGTTACCGGAATCCACCTCTGTTTCTCCCGCAGCGCCGCGTTCTCGGCGGTCAGGCGCTCGATGAGGTCAGCTGCGTCCAGACCGACCTTATCAATGTCGCAGCTTGTCCATGTATCCGTTCCCAACTTCTCTTTGAGCCGCCCGTTCAGCTGTTCTTTCTTCCAGTATGGGCACTGCTCGCAGTTACTTGTATGGTCGCCCGGCGTAGATGTGCACCGCAGCGCCTGCACGATTTCCTTGTCTGTCATAGCGTGTCCTCCTCCATTCCTTCAAGAACCATTTGTCCCGGCAGCACGCCGTCCTCCAGGCTCCAATGCAGGACGTCTTCGCCGGTCTGCCAATCGCACGGCAGGCCGCGGCTGCGGCGCTCCTCGATCATCCGGCCATAAGCCCGGATGTAGGCATCCCGGTATCCGGGGTAGCGCGCGAGCTGCACCTTCCGGTGCTTGCCCGCCATCGGGCAATTGATGCAGCCCACGCGATCTTCGCCGCAGGCGTAAAGCGGATTCATACAGATCTTTTCTGCTGCGCAGTAATCCCAGATGGATTCGGTCGGCCAATCGATAATCGGATTGACCGTTCGGGTCCCCTTGAGCTGGCAGTTTTCCATCATCATTCGGCTTTCGTCGTTGTCATTCATAAGCGTCAGCCGCTTTTCCTTATTCTTATGAAGCGCTTCCATAACGCCGCGGGATTTGCGCTTTTGCGACTCGGCCCACCGGACGCCGGTCGCGATCCACCTCCCGCGGCCGCTGGTCTCCTTGAGTTCTGCACAGCAGTAGCGCACCAGCCGTGTCGGCGGCATCAGCTTGCGCGGGATCAGGTTCCACATGGTCACATTCCCGCCGTCCGATGTGCTGTGGGTATCGATGTCGCATTTTACGCCAGCCAGCTCCAAGCGGCGGAAGGTATCGCGCACATGCCAGACGGTCTCCGGCGCGTCCGCCGTGGTCAGCGAATGCAGCACCTCATACGGGATGCCCGATCTCCCAGCCAGATGCAGCAGCACGTCAGAGTCCTTGCCGCCCGAGTACGTGATCACCAGCGGCTGCTTGTACAGCCGCAGGCTCATATCCGAGGCCATCCGCAGCCGCTCAATCGCGGTTTGCTCTAAGTCCATTGCCGTCCTCCCTCCCCGGCGTCAGCTTGGCGAGCATGATCTGCCCCAGATCCGCAACGTAGACCAGCCGCCCGCGGCTGTACACCATCAGCTTGTCGCCCTGGATCTCCATCCGGTCGGCCTCGATGTTCGTGATATCCTGGCAGGCGTCACACACAAACCTCATACCAGCGCTCCCGGCCGGGTGTCCGGCGTGTAGTGGAGCTTGGTCGCACGGGCGTTCTGATGGTACTCCGGGCGGGTGAATTTATAGCCCCAGTGTTTGGCTGCGGTGAAAAGGGTCGCATAGCCGTCCTCGGCGCGGACGGTTAGTTTCTGGTCTCCATATGTAACGGAAAAGTGGTTCTGGCCGGTATATCCGGCCTGGGCGATCACGGCGGGGCGCCGCGGCGCCCGCTCGCCGGGGTAATCGATGCTATTTCGCAATGTGTTTGCGCCTCCTTATCTGGTTGTCGGCATGGACCATCTGCTTTCCCGCTGCAAGATCGGGCTGCAGGCTGTCCCTGTCACGGTGGTTGACGTCGTAGATGTGGTTCCGGATGCTCTCATATAGCGTCCAGGTGCAGCACCCGGCGCGGCATGTGCCGCTTCTGTCCGGGCAGTTCCGGCCGCAGGGCGGCGGGATGGGCCGCATGCGCGGCGCAAAATAATTCACTCCGCTTCCTCCTGTACGTGCTGCAGCCATGCCGCGAGCGTTTGCAGCGCCGTCTCGCGCTGCAGCAGGTCTTCGACCGTGTCCCGGTCGACGCGCGGCATGCTCTGCAGGATCTCCCGGTCATTGGCGCAGTCATCGGCAAAGGCCAGGACGGCGTCGATGATGTCGGCCAGCTGATCCGGCCGGAGCTCTACCGGGATCTTTGGCTCGTCCTTCACCGGCTTCACAGGATCCCGTAGGTCGTCAGGCCCAACGCGATCGCGCCGGTCGCGACGCAGGCGTCGGTCATCTCTGCGTACCCGGCGATCACCGCCAGCACAAAGGCCGCGCCGCCCAGCCACACGCAGCAGGTCTTCGCCACCCGCCGCATGGCCTCCCGGTACCGCAGCTCCTCCAGCAGCCGCTCCTGCCGCTCCCTGGTCTCTTCCTCCGGCTCATACCCGAGCCGCTCCGCAAGATTGGTTCTCATTTTTTCTCCTCCGTTCCGTCCTGTACGCTGTCCGCCGCCTTGATCTTTTCCAGCACCAACTCGATATTCCTGCGCTCCTTCTCAATGCTCTCGAGCTCTTTCCCAATGGCTTCCCGCCTTGCTTCGCTGCCCGGCGCTCCCTCTTTGAGACGGAACGCATCCGCATCCATCCGGATCATGTTCCTTTCGAGTATCCACTTGAGATGCAGCCATTCTTCCGTTGTCAGAAGCAGCTTTTTCATGCCTTCGCCTCCGTCTCCTGTATTCTCTTGACCACCCGCATCAGCCGGGCGTTCATGCAATGCAGCTTCTGTGCCTCGAGATCGTAGCCCTTGCGCTGCATGGCGCGGGCGGCCTCGGCGTTCTGGCACTCACACACCAGCGCCGCCTCGATCACGTCCCGCAGCTCCTGCGCATCCAGCGTCAGGGTGTAGGTCTTGATGTTCGCCATAATATCGACTCCTATGTACGCGCCTTACGGCGCGTTTAATTGCTGGCCGCGGGCAGACGCCCTTCGGCTGCGGCCCGCTCGAGGATCTGCCACGCCACGCGGCGGGCGGCCTGCCGGTTGGCCTCCTTCTGTTCCGGCGTCAGCCGGCGCAGGTAGTTGTCGGCGATATACGCCGTGCAGTTTGGGAAATGATACTCGGCCACGATGTGCGGCTCTTCGTCCGCGATCGGGTCATACGGTTTTCTCATGGTTCAGCCTCCTTCCGGCGTTAGTTTTTCCATATTTTGCAGACTTACGCTGGCTGTTCTTTCTTCTCGCTCTTCGGCTGCACCATAGCAGCCATGCCCTGCATAAAGATCAGCGCCTTCTCACGCATTTCCGGCGTAAGCTTGTTGATTTCCGCCGAGATCTTCTCGGCCTGCTGCTTCTGTTCCTCTGACATTGATCTCACCTCGCTCGGTTTATTCGTTATGTATAGACTAGCATGTGATACGTATATTGTCAAGTATTATTTTATACATTTCACATATTTTCTGATTGACAAATATGCGTGCCTGTGATACTCTCATTTCAGAAAGAAGGTGAATCCATGAACACAGTGAATGAACGAATCTCGTTTTTAATCAAAGATCAGGGTCTGACGCAGTCCAAATTTGCCGAGCGCATTCACCTGACACAAGCTCATGTCTCTCGAATATGCTCCGGCACATATGTCCCAACCGAGCGCACGATCTCGGATATCTGCCGGGAATTCAACGTCTCCCTCGCCTGGCTCGAAGACGGCGAAGGGGAAATGTATGTGCAGCGCAGCGCGAATGAGGAGCTGGCCCTGCTGGTCACAGATATCATGTCCGACGCGGACGATTCCTTCCGCAAGCGTTTTATCTCCCTCCTGATGGCGCTCCCGCCGGAAAAATGGAGTGAAATTGAAAATTTCGTAAAAAAAATAAACGGAGACGCTTGACCGTCTCCGTTTATTTTTGTATTCTGGTAGAGGGTGGTATTTATGGATATTCCAAAAATCGTCACATACTGCGGTTATGGTTTCATTTCTTGGTTCATCGGCAAGGTCTTGCTCGAAATCCACACAAGAAAATTCCCAGAAGGCCTGCAGGAAACAACGTTTATGTGGATTCTGGATCATGTGTTGATGTGGATTTCGATTATCTTCTTGGTTCTCGGCGCTGCCGTTAGCCTCGCCGCCCACTTCGTACATTTTGCTGAGTTTTCCCGCCACATGAACAAGTGGGAGCAAAAGGAACGAGACGCATATATGCGCGGCTATGACGACGCGAAAAACGGTCGTGCATTCCGCCTTCCACCCCAATATTAAATCACAGGAGGATAATTTATGCTCACAGGTCTTCTCCGCTCTATTGGCTTGTTGTATCTACGTCTTGCTCTTGGAAAAGATTTTGAAAAGAAGCAAGTTTCCATCGGAACATGCTGCCTTTTCACAATAATTATTATCACGTGGCTCATGGTTGTCCTATTTGCATTCGAATCTCCGTCTGTCGGTGGCATTGTAGCTTCCGTCGTCGGTCTTATTTTCTTCGTTTCTGGGCTGTTTTTTATGCGTCACATCATTCCTGATAAGCCTTCTGACGACTCTGCACATTCCGCATGATTGCCTGCCGGAACGGTGTCCCGTTCCGGCACTTATTTTATGATCGTCCGCAGGAATTTCAGGATGAGTTTCAGCTGATCCAGTGTGGCCCGCTCTAAAATGTTTTCAATCTGTTCCACCGTCTTTTCCATTCCCGTCTCCATTTCTCCACAAAAACCGCGTTCATTTTTTGTTAATCTTTGCGTCTTGTTCGCGCCTCCCAAAAGTTGTAAGATATAGGTAGGCGTCGCCCGCGCCGCTGGCCGAACAACGGCGCGGGCTTTTGCTTGCGCAGGCGACCGGGAGCCGTCTGTACCTTTAGGGTAGCCTGTCCACGGTAGTCTTGTAAAGATATGGCAGTTACTTTTTGCAGTCAGACGTCTTGCTTTTTTGGGGGAATGACATGTTTTGAAGGAAAAATTATCTGATTTATGCCGTGAGCAGAAGCAGACGATCACTCCGCACAAAACAAATCAGGATGTCGCCGAAAACACCGACCTTTCCGTCGGCACCGTCTCCCAGTTCTTTCGCGGCGACATCAAAAATCCGTCTGTTTACACGGTCGGCCCGATCTGCCGGGAGATGGGCGTTTCTATGGATGAGTATTTCGGCATCCCGCATGATGAGCCTGCCGAGTCTTCCGAGCCTCCCGATGCTGAAAAGCTCCGCGCCGAGAACGCGGCCCTTCGTGCGCAGCTTGCCCAGCAGCAGAAGTCCCTGCGCATGCACCGGCTTGTAACTCTCATCCTCTTGGGTATTCTTTTGCTGTGTGTCCTTGCGCTTTTGGCCGACGTGCTCAGCCCATCGATCGGCTGGATCCGCGCATAAATAAAACCGCCCCGGCCCAGCGCCGGAGCGGTATCCGTATAACCTTTTGCCCTTGTGGTGAGAATCTGCCTATGAAATTTACATCTACCTGGAAAATCGCCGACCCGCTCGCGCAGTACATCATTTACCTGCGCAAGTCCCGGAAGGACATGGAGGCCGAAGCTCTCGGCCAGACCGACACGCTCAAACGGCACCGGGCCGCGCTTTTGTCGCTGTCCGAAAGCCGCGGGCTGAATGTCGTGGAGATCTGCGAGGAGGTCGTGACCGGCGACTCCATTGCCGTCCGGCCGGAGGTGCAGAAGGTCCTGCAGCTCGTCGAGACCGGCAACTACGCGGGCGTCATCGTCATGGAGGTCGAGCGTCTGGCGCGCGGCGACACCATCGACCAGGGCATTATTGCCCAGACCTTTAAATACTCCGACACCCGCATCATCACGCCGAACAAGACCTACGACCCGAACAACGAGATGGACGAGGAATACTTTGAGTTCGGACTCTTTATGTCCCGGCGCGAGTACAACACCATCAAGCGCCGCCTGTCCCGCGGCAAGGAGGCGTCCTTGCGCGAGGGCAAATGGATCTCCGGCAAGACGCCCTTCGGCTGGTCGCGCGAGAAGCTGCCGAATGACAAGGGCTATAAGCTCGTCCCGCACCCGGAGCAGGCCCCCGTCCTGCAGCAGATCTACAACTGGTACACCGGCGAGGGCTGCGCGCGCATCGGCGCGAAGGCGATCTCCACGCGGCTGAACAGCCTCGGCGTCCCGACCAACTCCGGCAGCCTCTGGCGCGCGGACTCTGTGCTGGATATCCTGCGCAATCCGGCAAATGCGGGCTGGATCAAATCCGGGGGCCGACCGGAGACGAAGCGCATTGTCGACGGCGCTGTCGTCGTCAGTCGTCCCCGTACCCGGCAGGAGGATCTGAAGCTTTATAAAGGGCTGCACGACGGCCTGATCTCGCAGGAGCAGTACGACAAGGCCGTCGCTCTGAGCTATTCCAGCGCCAGCCCGCGCGGCAAGGGCGCATGGGGGACCGTGACGAGCCTCGCCGGGCTCGTCCGCTGCGACCAGTGCGGCCGCGTTATGGTTCGCCGTCCGTCGTCCGGCAACCGCCGCGATACGCTCCTTTGTCCCTCCTACGGCTGCACGACCGTCAGCGCATGGTATGATGATGTGGAGGACGCCGTGCTGGATGCTCTGCGTGGCTGGCTGCGCGAGCTGGAGCTCGGTGAGGCCGCTGCGCCAGATGACACGCCCATGCGCACCGCGCTCGAGTCCTCGATCGCCGCCGACCGCAAGCAGCTTGCCAAACTGGAGGCGCAGGAGGCCCGCGCGTATGAGCTGGTCGAGACCGGCGTCTATACGCCGGAGATCTTCCTGCAGCGCTCGCAGGCGCTCGCCGCTGACAAGCAGGTCCTCGTCGACCGCATCGAGGCTAGCCAGACCACGATCCATGAGCTGGCCCGTGCCAAGCAGGCCCGCGCCCGTCTGGCCCCCGCCGTCCGCCGCGTCCTCGAGACCTACCCGCTCGCCGCATCCCCGCAGGAGAAAAACTCCCTCCTGAAAACTGTCCTGCAGAAAGTCCTCTACCATAAACAGACCAAATCCTACACCAAATCCGGCAGCGACATGCACGTCACCCTCTATCCCCTCGCGGATTGAACATTATACATTTATTCGGTACGCATGAATGAATCCCATCTAAATATAGATTCTATAGCAAGCGGAAATCCCTCCTGGTGACAGGAGGGATTTCTTTATTTTGCGATATGCTCATAATACTCCATCAGCTTGCGCTCCGGCCCCGGCCCGTCTTTATCGAGCAGGAACGCCTTTGCCAGCGCGGCGTAGAACTCCGGGCGGTTGAGTCCGAATTCTACGGCGACGGGGTAGTAGTCCGAGTACATCATGTTCATGGTCACGCCCCACGCCCAGCG